AAGAAAAGGCCTCAATCGGACATGTGACTAAATCAAGAAAAGGCGCTTATCCCTTTTCTTGATGTTTTCCTTTGCCCATATCGGGCGAAGATTTGACAGGGCCCATGCAATCCGTATCTCTGGATCATCGACGCCTGTGAATGTGAATGACGAAAGCGGAACAATGTGATCTATATGCCAGTCGCCGTAATTTTCCCATGACATCCCAGGCAAAAACTGCCGTTCCAAATGGATCCGAAGTTCGTTTCCAGAATATCCGAGTAGGTCTTTAGTTTTTCGCCTGCCCTTGTCAAATACGATCAGTCGGATTCGTTCTCGGATAGTCCGAGTTACCCTGTTCTCTGGCCGGTTGTTTCGAGCATTTTCCATTGCTCTATATTGCGCGTAATTTCTATCGCGCCACGCGGCCGTGTGTTTCGCCTGACGACCCGGATTGCTTTGATTCCATCGTTCTCGCTTTGCTCGCGCCTTTTCAGGATTGTTTCGTTGCCAGCGCCGAGTAGCCTCACGACATACCTCAATATTTTTTTGTCGCGAATCTGCATTTGCCTTCCGATGGCATTCTTTGCACCGAGGCCGCAAACCATCCTTCCGCTGATTGCTCGGTCCAAACGCAGCTCTTGGCAGTTCAGTGCCACATGTGCAACATTTTTTCAGCGTAGAATCAGTAATAGCCATGACCTGCTCCTATCAGGTTGTGGTGAGGGCCGGAGTGGCTGCGTGAACAGCTCTCCGGTCCGCCTATTCTATAACCTCTTGGTCCAGTATTCGAACGTCAGGCCGACTCGATACAGGCCCGTGTCGATCTCCCATCCTTCGCCGTTGTAGGCGACCAGATGACAGACGTTTTCCAGTGCATCGCGCAGTGCCTCAGCGACAGAGCGCGCTTCGGTGACGGTGCGTGCATACGCATCGACCTGTACGCCGAACTGGTCGATGTCCGGTGCACAGGCGAGCGTGTTTTCCGGCGTGCCGTAGACCAGCTGGTGCAATGCATACGGTCGCTGTTCGTTCTGCGGCGCATACGAGAACGGCCAGAAGCGCACCGGTTCCGAGCCAAGCAATTCCTGCACGCGTGCATCGACTGCCGCGTCGGTGAAGATGTCCGGATACATCAGGGCTTCGCCAGTACCTTGTCCAGGTTCTTCGGCGCCTTGTCGATGAACACATTGATGGCGCGATCCGCGGCCGTCTGTGCAGCCTTGCGCAGGAATCCCTTCGCCGGAATGCCGCGACTGGGAATGCCGAACTCCAGGAAGCGCCAGTACCACGTATCGCCGCCGGGATTGCTCTTCGAGCCGAGCGTTTGGTAAGTCTTGCCCGCGCGGCCCTTGCGTTTATTGCGTGCGTTGTTGGCGTATTTTGCCGAGCCGCCCTTCACGCCGACCCGCATCAGCAGATCACCCCTGGCTGCGTACCGGCCCGATTGAACGGTGATGTTCTTCCAGATCGATTCGGGCGTTGACGGATCATCCAGCTGCTTCGCGTTCCGGACTGCCTGGTTCTTGACCTGGTTCGCCGCCGAGCGAAGCGCCGACGACATGGCGGCCCGCCCGGGCTTGCCCGTCATTGCCGACAGTTTTCGCTGGATCTGCTGCAGTCCCTCGATCTTCACATCCACTGGCACGCAACACCTCCACAATTCCGACCAGCGCCTCGCCGCTCGCGATCTCTTCCAGCGTCCATTGCTTCCAGGACAGTCGCCAGGCCCACGCCTCGCGGTAAGCCGCCAGGCATTCGCCGCCGATGTGGTGCGCCGCGACCGGCCAGGCCATGCCGCCCCGATCACCGACGACCGTCGGCTTGCCGGCGAGCATGGCGTCGACGCCCGTGTTGCTGTTGAACGTGATCACAACCGCGGCGCGTTCCAGCGATTCCGCCAGGTCGCCGAGATCGGTGTCGCAGCCCGGCACCCGCGTGTTTTGACTGCGCACCCGTTCCTCGGGGTGCGGACGGAACACGACCGGCAATCCCCACACCTGCCGCGCCTGCTCGGCGCTCGTCTCGTACCAGAGCCGCAGGTTCTTGCCCTTGAGCGACATGTCGCCGCGCAACTGGCCGATCAGCAGCACGTACTCGCCGCTGTCGTTCCAGGGCTTGAGCTCCCCCATTGACCGGAAGCGCGTGCCGTCATCCAGCGGGTAATGCGGGAACTCGGCGCGATTGTTCAATCCGTTCCAGGCGATCGACGTGTAGTGGTAGCGATCGCCGATGTAGCCGCGCTCGAGGATCAGCACCCGCCGCCCGGCGCGGAAGAAGTGAATGCCTCTGCGCCATCCCCAGCAGCAATCCACGTCCTCCCCCAGGTCGAGGGCGTCGTGTGCTTTAAGTCCCGCCACCATCGCCTCGAAGTGCTCGCGCTGGTTGACGGATCGGGTCAGGTGAAAACGCACCCAATTCCCATCCTGGAATCCGGCGCGATGAACTCACGCACTTCTGCCTGTTGCTTGATCTTCGACCAGAGCACCGGCACCTCCACCTGGTGCCCGCGGCGGCGCTCCATCTGGCCAACGCCCGCGATGTCGTGGAATGCCACCAGTGGCGCCATAGTCCCGTACAGTTCCCAATCGGTCGTGCAACCGACGAGCGTGTGATCGCCGTCGATCAGGATCGCGTCGTACGGTCCGCGGCCCTGGATCAACTGCCGCGTTGCCAGCGTGTGCGAATCCCCGAACAGCGCCGAGCACCAGTAGCCTCGGTGGTTCAAGTCGGCAATCGCACGCATCAGGAACTTCCGCGAGTGCGGATGCCCCCACGGCCCGCCAGGCATATCGACCGCGACGCCCGTGGCGCCTTCCGGCACCGACGACATCACCGCATGGAATGTGTCACCGTGGCGTGTGCCAATCTCAAGGTATCGCTGCACATTCCGCTGGCCCAGCAACGCAATGAAGTCGCTCAGTTCCTGTTCGTTCTGCGCTTGCCTCCGCCCTGAGAATGTCCTCATCGTTCCTCATTGGAAAACAGTTGAGCGCCGAGCCCGGCGTGTAGTTGACCACCCGGATCGACTTGTTCACCTTGCCCCAGTACCGAAACTGCTTCAGGTGCAACCGCCGCTTCTCCTGGGTCGTGTTCTTGAGCCCGTTCGTGTATGGCCCGAAGAAGTGCGTGCCTTGAAAGTCGAAGCCGTACAGGTGGATCTCGCTTGCCCCGAGGCGCTTCGCGACCTCGAGGCCGAGGACGCCAGAGTTCACGACCGGGAGCTCGATCCGTGCCACGTCCGGCACGATGTGCATCGAGAATTTCTTACCCGGGAACTCATGGGCCGCCGGGTGCTTGCGCCACCAGTGCATGTCGCTCGCCGCCAGGAACGCCGCCCAGGGTGCCAATTCGAAGGCGTTGCCGATCACCCCGAGCGGGCTACCGCCCAGGGACTCCGCGAGCTCGCGCGAGGCCGAGGGCCCCGGCGCGAGCAGGTTCCAGACCGTCATTGCAGCAGCAGCGCCCCGCCATCCTGTAACAGGAGACCGCCGCCATCCTGCAGCGCCAGTTCCTCGACACCCTCGCCCGGCACCGAGTCCTCGTAGAACTTCACGCCCTCCGACACCATCAGCGTCAGGTGTTCCAACATCGAGTCGGCATCGAGCAGTACCGCGAGGATCGTGTAGTAGCGGCGGCGGTAGATGATCCGCTGGTCTGCAGCGACGTCATCCCGATAGCGGATCGTGATTCGGCCCCGCACTTCGGATTGCTCTGCGCCGGCCGCCAGGTACTCGCGTCCCGACAGTGGTGCAATCTCGGCCCACGGCCGCGCGATGGTGTGCCACTCGACGACCTGCTCGCCGGTCTCTGGATCCTGTGTCGTTGTCGGCGCCTGCAGCTCGACCTTGTGCCGCAACTTGCCAGCCGCTACCGCAGACATGGTCAGGCTACCGTTGACCGCCGGAGGGGCGTCAGCAAGGCAGTCGCGCCACGTCCCAGCGTGTAGCCGTGCCCGGCTTCCTGCGGTACTTCCGTCTCTACGCCCTCGCCGCCTCGGAACCGGTACTGGCGTTCGAGCTCGATCAGGCAGGCCGCTCGCACGGCCGGGACAACGAGGAAATCGCCGGCCGAGTCGAGCACGTTGACCGGCGTGCCTTCCGAATCGAGCACCATCTCGCCGTCGGAATCGATCTCGACTTCGTACAGGCGCCAGGCCTCCTTGAGCCACAGGCCGACGGCATGCGACACCGCTGTGATGAATACCGTGAGCCAGGGATCATCCGGGCTGCCGTCGGAATCAACGTCGTCGAGCCTGAGATGTACCCGCGCGTCCTCGAGGGAAAT